ATTGGTATCAATTTTTGATACACCCCCGTCCAAATTTTGATACACCCCCGTATCAATTTTTGATACACCCCTGCCCAAATTTTGATACATTTGTGTATTTTTTTGAGTAGGTGTATCAATTTTTGATACACTATAATTATTCTTATATCTGTTATAAACAATTCCATTAACAGATTGAGTATCTTTAAATATAAACCCTTTTCCTACAAGTGAATCTAAAGCACTTCTAACAGTGTTTTTAGAAACACCTAGCCAATCTTGTAAATATGTTAAAGAACCAGTAAACCAACTTTCTCCATCTTGAGTGAAGCCAAATATAATAGCATAAATGCTAAGTTCATTACCTTTTAATTTCAAATCGTTTCTCATAAATGATTGAACTGTATAATAATTACCCTCTTTAATTTTATTGTTCATATACTTCACCTAATCTTTTATTCAATCTTTGCAGCTTAAATTCAGCATTGACCTTTAGTTCAGTTTCATCGATACCGAAAATAAATTTAAGCTGTTCAAGCATTATGTAGACATCTGCCATTTCCATAGCTATATCACTTCTATTCTCTTTACCTCTGCGGTCTTTAAGCAGCTCCTTTGTAAGTTCGCTCATTTCCTCTATGGCCATATCGACCTGAGGACCGTTCCCGTAATGTTCCAGAGCATCAAGCATTATGTTAATTTGGTTTGTGTTAAATTCCATGCTGTTTCCTCCATTCCTTAAATAGATATCTAATTCCCAAAACGAGCGACAAAATAAACGCAATAAACATTATTAGAAAAAATACGAATGCTATTTGTTTAGACGTCATTTTCTTTTACCTCTTCATTGATAAATGAGTAGTCAATATCATGTGTTTCTTCAAATTCAAATATTTTGTTATCATCAACAAATAATATTTTAAAACCTTTATCAGATAATTCTTCAATCAGTGTTTGGTAATCGTTGTATGAATTTTCATAGTTATCTAAAATACAATCAAATTCATATAATCTCCCCTCTGGAACAACTACATTTATAAATACATTTCGTTTATATCTTTCTGTAATTTGTAGTCTTAATTTATTACTCATTTTCTTTCACCTCATCAAAATCTAATTTTAACTGTTTATTTTTATAATTAATTCCTAATACGTCATAGCTTTCTTTAAATAATTTAATAACAAACTCTCTCTGCCTTTCGTTTAATAAATCTAATTCTTTTTTTGTATATCCTTTATAACTTCCATAAGGGCAACCCATACAACCAGTACGATCTATATAATTATATATTTCTGGTATTTCTATTCTGTATTTTTTATATATATTC